CTTCGCCATGGTTCTTTGCCGACGGCGGCGGCGGGCGTGCCCCGTTCGAATATGGCCGCGCCGTCCAGCGCGCCTATCTGGAAAACCCGGTGGCCCAGCGTGCTGTGCGGCTGATCGCGGAAGGGATCGGCGGCGCGCCATTGCAGCCATCCGACGACAAGCTGCTGGCCCTCGTCAACGAGACCAGCGCAGGCCAGTCGCTGCTGGAAACGCTGGCCGCGCACTTGCTGCTCCACGGCAATGCCTATGTGCAGGTCTTGAAGGATGCGCGGGGCCGCCCGGTCGAACTGTTTGCCCTGCGCCCCGAGCGTGTCAGCGTGGTTGCCGGACCAGAGGGCTGGCCGTCGGCCTGGACCTATACGGTCGGCGGACGTCAGATCACCATCCCGGTGCTGGATGAGGACGCCTCGCCCAACCTGATCCACATTCGCGATTTCCACCCCTCTGACGATCACTACGGCGCAGGTTGCCTTTCCGCTGCCGACGAGGCGGTAGCGATCCACAACGCGGCGTCGGAATGGAACCGGCAACTGCTGGAAAATGCCGCCCGTCCCTCCGGCGCATTGCTCTATGAGCCGGGCGACGGCCATCCGCTCTCCTCGGACCAGTTCGACCGGCTCAAGACCGAACTCGCCAGCGCCTTTGCGGGGTCCGGCAATGCCGGTCGTCCCATGCTGCTGGAGGGCGGGCTGAAGTGGCAGGCCATGGCCATGACTCCCGCCGACATGGACTTCGCCACGCTGAAAGCCGCCGCCGCGCGCGACATCGCGCTCGCCTTCGGCGTGCCGCCGATGCTGCTCGGCCTGCCGGGTGATTCGACTTACGCCAATTACCGAGAGGCCAATCGCGCACTCTGGCGCCTGACCCTGCTGCCCCTGTCCTCGAAGATATTTGCCGCACTGTGCGAGGGACTGGCCCCCTGGTTTCCTGCGGCCCGCCTCACCGTCGATCTCGACCGCGTCCCCGCGCTTGCCGAGGATCGCGAGCGGCTGTGGGCGCAGATGAGCGGTGCCGATTTCCTCGACGCGGATGAGAAGCGCGCCCTGCTTGGCCTTCCCGAGCGCACCCCTCAGTCAAAGCATGAAGGGAACAAACAATGAACAACACTGACATGCTCGCCGGGCTGCTCGCTCAGGCGCAGGAGAAGGGCGGCGACATCGTCACCTTGCGCGCCATCGTCGAAGAAGCCAGCGAACTCGGCGCACACCGCACCCTGACGCTGATGGGCCTCGACGACGAGACCGCCCGGCACGACCTCTCCGAATTGCGGCAACTGCTGCAGGCCTGGCGCGACGCCAAGGCCAGCGCCCGCCATGCCGCGATCGGCTGGATGGTGCGCGGTGTTCTCGCCCTGCTGCTGCTGGGCCTTGCTGTCCGCTTTGGCACGAACGGACTGCTCCAGTGAGTGGCCGCTCCCAGTCCGGCCTGCGCTTTGCCGGTTATGCCGCCCTGTTCGGCAAGCGCGATGCGGGCGGCGACGTGATCCGTCGCGGTGCCTTTTCCCGCACCCTTGCCGAGCGCCGCGATCCGGTGCCGCTGTTCTGGCAGCACCGCCCCGAACAGCGCATCGGCTGGATGCGCGCCATCGCCGAGGACGCGCGCGGCCTGCGCGTGATCGGGGAGATCGACAATCCCGAAGGCGCGGCGGGCCTGGCGCTCAAGCGCGGCGCCGTTTCCGGCCTCTCGTTCGGCTACCGCGCCACCGGCGCGAAGCGGACGCTCGAGGGCCGCGAACTCTACGACATCGAACTGTTCGAAGTCAGCCTGGTCACCCACCCGATGCAGTTCGGGGCCCGGGTCCACCTGATCCACCGACACCACCGACTAACCCAGCCGCCCGGCGCGGCCTCCCAAGAAAGGTGAATGCCCCATGGACATCAATCCCCCGGTCGAGACGCTCGACTCGTCCTTTGATCTTGTGTCCCGACAGGACGCGACCGAAGCCGCCGTGGAAACCCTGCGCAGTGACGTCGAGGACGTGAAATCGCGCCTCGACCGCGTCAGCCGCGCCGCCGCGCGCCCGATGATCGAAGGCATGGCCGGTGCCGCAGCCGCCAGCCCCGAAGTCAAGGGCTTCGTCGACGGCTATCTGCGGCGTGGCCGCGATACGGAACTGAAGTCAATCTCCGGCGTGGTCGCGGCAGACGGCGGCTATGCGGTCCCGCGCGAGATCGACGCGATGATTTCCGCCCGCCTCAAGAACATCAGCCCGATCCGCTCGATCGCACAAGTCGTACAAACCGGAACGGCAGGCTATCGCAAGCTCATCACCACCGGCGGCGCGGCGTCGGGGTGGGTGAGCGAAACCGGGGGGCGCATTGAAACCGCGACGCCCTCTTTCGCCGAGATCGCACCGCCCTCCGGCGAGCTTTACGCCAACCCGGCGGCAAGCCAGTTCATGCTTGATGACGCCGCGTTCGATGTCCAGTCCTGGCTGGCCGACGAAATCGCGATGGAGTTTGCCCGGGCCGAAGGTGCCGCCTTCATCAGCGGCAGCGGCACCAACCAGCCCAAGGGCTTCCTGGGCGCACCGACCGCCGCCACGGCCGACGGTGTTCGCGCGTTCGGCACGCTGCAGTTTGTCGTTTCGGGCAACGCTTCCGGCTTCGATACCGCACCGGAGTTCAAGCTGATCGACCTTGTTCACTCGCTCAAGGGCGGCCACCGCCAGGGGGCAAGCTGGGTGATGAACTCCAAGACTTTGGCGGTGGTGCGCAAGCTCAAGGCTGCCGACGGCTCGTTCCTGTGGCAGCCGGGCCTGATGGAAGGCCAGCCCAACCGCCTGCTGGGATATCCGGTGGTCGAGGCCGAGGATATGCCCGATGTCGCCGCAAACGCCTTCCCTATCGCCTTCGGCAACTTCCGCGCGGGCTATCTGATCGCCGAGCGCAGCGCGACCTCGATCCTGCGCGATCCGTTCACCAACAAGCCGTTCGTCCACTTCTACGCGACGAAGCGCATCGGCGGGCAGGTGCTCGATTCCGACGCGATCAAGCTGCTGAAGATCTCGGTCTGACCTTGCCCGTCGCTGGCTGAGCGGGCGCCTCCCTCCCGCCCGCTCACGTTGCCAGTTCGGGCCGCCCGCGCCGCTGTCGTTCCCTGCGGCGGCGCGGGCACCTTTTTCGCTCATCCAACACCGGAGACGCCGCCCATGCGGGTCATCCTTACACCGGCCACGCTGCCGTCTTCGGCGCTCGCCGAACTCAAGCAGTGGCTTGGCATCACCACCGCGCGCGACGATACGCTGCTCGCCAGTCTATTGGCGACCAGTCTGGACATATTCGAGGGCTTCACTGGCCACCTCCCGCTGGAGGTGACTTGCGAGGAAGTGATCCCCGCTTGCGCTGGCTGGCATTCGCTTGCGACGCGTCCGGTTCAGGCGATCACCGCGCTCGACGGGATCACGGCGGACGGCACGCGCTTCATCATGGCGGCTGGCACATACGAGATCGAGCTTGGCGCGGACGGCACGGGCCGCGTCCGCCTGCCGCTGCCGGGCGCTCAAGTCAGCGTCGCGGTGCGGCTGACCGCAGGCCTCGCGCCTGACTGGGACAGCCTTCCCGACAGCGCGCGCCACGGCCTGATCCGGCTCGCCGCGCATCAGCACCGTGAGCGCGAAAACGAGGGTGCAGCCCCGCTACCGCCCGCCTCAGTCGCCGCGCTGTGGCGTCCGTGGCGGCGGATGCGCCTGACGTGAGCGGAATGATCGCCGCCCAAGCCCGCGATGCCTTCGACGCGCTCGCCGCGCGTCTGGCGAGCCGCGCCGCAGTTCTGGCCCGCGCTTCCACCGAAACAACGCTGCTCGCCCGGCGGCAGGACGAAACTCGCTGGCGGCGTGCGCGCCTCCTTTGGCCACTGTTCACGAAAGGATAGGTCATGGAAGTGCCCTTGCGCGCCGCGCTCATCGAATGGCTGGCTGCCGACTCCCTGTTGTCTGCCGAACTCAACGCTGTGACCGAGGAAGCCCCATCGCGCACCAGCCTGCCCTGGCTCGCACTGGCCGCCAGCGCCAGCACAGACTGGGGCACGAAGACCGCACGAGGCCGCGAGGTGCGGATTGCGGTTGAACTGCACTGCCGGGGCGATGCGCCCGATTCGGCAGCGGCTTTGATCAGCGCGATCGAAGCGCGGATCGAAAACCTCCCCCGTGCGCAGCCCGGCTTTGCGATTGCCGGGATCACCTTCCTGCGTGCCCGCGCCGAACAACGGGGCGAAACCCGCCGCGCGATCCTGCTCGAATATACCTTCCGCCTGCTGGCGGAATAAACCCCCGA